GATACAACATCAGCGTGGTTTGGACTATAGACGCAGGTACGGAGCAGGCTGGCAGAGTATAGGGTATACTGGTCAGCCTTTTCCATGGTTTGAATCAACCTATAGGGCAGTAGAAGCACAAGTAGGTACTATAGACACATGGTGGTTTAATGCGAACCTACAGGGCGAAGGCACGGGTTGGCATAGTCACAGCCAGTGGGACAAGGTTGGGGTGCTGTATGTACAGGTACCTGCGGGTCTTATAGAGTTTAAGAAGGGTGAAGCATATTGGACTGAGAGCCCGCAAGCAGGAGATCTGCTAGTATTTCCTGGTAGTTTAGAGCATAGAGTACTGCCTAACACCAGCCAGGCAGTTAGGATCAGCATAGCGTTCAATTTCAAGTAAATACTTGATGGGAATCATACTATCAACTCTACTAATGACTCATGTCACTATGGCATGTGTTACACTTTATCTACATCGCAGTCAAAGTCACAAGGGAATTCAATTCCATCCTGCGTTAGCACATGCCATGCGTTTTTGGTTGTGGCTCACAACGGGTATGAATACTAAAGCATGGGTAGCAGTACATCGCAAACATCATCAAACAACTGATGTAGAAGGTGACCCTCATAGTCCGCACGTATTTGGACTACTAACAGTAATGACCACTGGTATGAAGTTGTACAACACACCATGTCGATCAGCAGACTTTGTTATGAAGTATGGAGCTGGTACTCCTAAAGATTGGATTGAACGTCGACTGTACACTCCATATCCTATACTAGGTTTGTTCATAATGCTATCTTTTGATTTACTATTATTTGGCGCCTGGGGATTACTAGTATGGGCAGTACAAGTTGCTTGGATTCCTGTGGCGGCAGGTAGTTTAATTAACGGACTAGGACATTGGTGGGGGTATCGTAACGGTGAAACTCAAGATCGTAGTCGTAATATTAGCCCATTTGGCGTTATAGTCGCTGGAGAAGAGCTACATAACAATCATCATTTAGACCCAGCTGATCCTAAGTTTAGTCGTAAGCCTTGGGAGTTTGACATAGCTTGGATGTATATTACTATATTTAGATATCTGCGTTTGGCAAAATTAACTCAAAAACATTGACTTATCCTACAATTTAGTATATAATAACTATATGCTGAACATCATCTCTGATTTCATTAAAAGTATTTTACCTGCAAAGCGTAAAACAACTCCCAGCGGTTGGATTAGCTTTAATGCACCTTGTTGTATACACAACGGTGACTCGGCAGATACTAGAGGTCGTGGCGGCCTAACTGCTAATGCAGATGGTAGTGTGTCGTATCACTGTTTTAACTGTAACTTCAAAGCATCGTATCAACCAGGCAGGCACTTAACATTTAAGTTTCGCAAACTATTATCCTGGATGGGCGCAGGTGATAGCGATGTTAAACGATTGGTAATTGAAGCTATTCGTATCAAAGACCTAGTAGCACCAGAACAGGTAAAAGAACCAGAAGAAAAGATTGAGTTTAAAGTTCGTAAGTTACCCAAAGATGCGTTAAGTTTCCAACAACTACTTACACATCACATATTAGATGACTTTAATAATGTTCCTACACTGCTAAATTCGGCAGTTGACTACATTAAAGCACGTAAGATTGATCATACCAAGTATGACTTTTATTGGACTGACAGTACAGAGCACAGTCTACATCAACGTGTGATCATTCCTATGATTTGGGAAGGTAACACCATTGGGTATACAAGTCGTGCATTTACTGATGGAGTTAAACCCAAGTATTACAGTCACTATGAACCTAACTTTGTGTTTAATACCAACAATCAAAAACGCGACAGTAAGTTTGTTATTGTCTGTGAAGGTCCGTTTGATGCTATGGCCGTAGATGGTGTAGCGGTACTGGGTAATGAAGTTGCAGAACAACAAGCAGACATTATTGACGCACTGGGACGTGAAGTTATAGTAGTCGCCGACGCAGATAAGAGTGGTGTTAAACTTGTTGATGCGGCTGTTAAATATGGTTGGAGTGTTAGCTTTCCGGTTTGGCAAGAAGACGCCGACTGTAAAGACATCAGTGACGCAGTAATTAAGTATGGTAAACTGTTTGTGCTTAAAACTATCATTGATGCTAAAGAATCAAGCAAATTAAAAATTGAATTACTACGCAAGAGACGATATGCTTAATCAAATTACCGGATTTCATATCGAACCAACAAACATGTGTACATTAAAATGTCCACGCTGCGCACGTACGAAATTTATCGAGCAATTTCCATCACAGTGGACTAATAAAAATTTAAATTTAGCAGATTTAAAACAATTCTTAGATATTGATCTGACAGATAAAGATATATCTCTTTGTGGAAACTACGGTGATCCGATATATTATCCGCAGATATTTGAGATGATTGAATATTTTAAAAGTGCTGGTGCAAATATTATACTATCTACAAATGGCAGTTATAAATCATGGGATTGGTGGCGGCAGCTAGCTGACTTGCTAGATTATAAAGATACTGTAATATATGGAATAGATGGCATACCTGAAAATTTTACCCAATACAGAATTAATGCTGATTGGCCTTCTATTAAACTTGGTATAGATGTATTAACAAAAACTAACATTAATACAGTGTGGCAATACATACCTTTTTCATTTAATGAAGATACCATTGACCAAGCTCGAACATTAGCTCAAACTTTGGGCTTTGATGAATTTTTAATATTACCCAGTGATCGATGGGACGAAAATGATACTTTACAATCGGCTAATTATACTGGGGATAGAACTACAGCGATAGTTAATTGGAAAACTAATTTAGATCGCACAAGTGAAATTGATCCTAAATGTAAAACATTAAATAATCAACATTACATATCAGCTGATGGATATTATATGCCTTGTTGTTTTGTTGGAGATCATAGATTCTACTACAAGAGTGAATTTTATAAAAACCGATCGCAATACAATATAAGTAATACTACCATTAGTAAAATACTAGCATCAAATCAATCAAAAGACTTTTATAATACTTTAGAAGATGCTAAACTTAATTATTGTACTTTTAACTGTCCAAAACTATGAGCAAAGAATATTCAGCAGACCTACAAAGGTTATTTTTAGAAATGATGTTACAAGACCCGCAGAGTTATGTGCGGGTGCAGAACATTTATAATCCCGAAAACTTTGATAGAAGTTTACGTGAAGCTGCTAAATTTATTAAACAGCACAGTGACGAATATAGAACATTGCCTACTATTGATCAAGTACAGGCGGTGACTACAGTTACACTTAAAAATGTACCTGACTTAACAGAAGATCACTACAGTTGGTTTATGACAGAGTTTGAGGGCTTTACTAAACGTAATGAACTTGAACGTGCAATTCTTGCGGCAGCTGATATGTTAGAAAAGGGTGAGTATGATCCAGTTGAAAAACTAATTAAAGATGCTGTACAAATATCTCTTACTAAAGACATGGGTACAGAATACTTTGAAGACCCTAGAGCTCGTATTGACAAATACTTTAACAGTGGCGGACAGGTAAGTACTGGCTGGCCACAAATGGATAAGATACTTTACGGTGGCTTTAGTCGAGGCGAACTTAACATCTTTGCTGGTGGTTCCGGTTCGGGTAAATCTTTGGTTATGATGAACATTGCACTTAGCTGGTTGCAAGCAGGTCTGAGCGGTGTGTATGTAACATTAGAGTTGAGTGAAGAACTATGCTCGTTACGTACAGATGCTATGCTTACTGGCATGAGTACAAAAGACATTAGAAAAGATATTGAAACAACTGAACTTAAAGTTAAGATGGTGGGTAAAAAGTCTGGACAATATCGTGTTAAAGGATTCCCTGCACAGAGTAATGTCAATGACATACGTAGTTACTTAAAAGAAGTGCAGATTCAAACTGGTATTAAAGTTGACTTTGTTATGGTAGATTATTTAGATTTAGTAATGCCCGTATCAATTAAAGTTAATCCAAATGACCAGTTTATCAAAGACAAGTATGTAGCAGAAGAACTGCGTAACTTAGCCAAAGAACTTAATGTATTGCTGGTAACAGCTTCGCAGTTGAATCGTTCAGCAGTAGAAGAAATTGAATTTGACCATAGCCATATTGCTGGTGGTATATCTAAGATCAATACAGCAGATAACGTGTTTGGTATCTTTACAAGTCGTGCTATGAAAGAACGTGGCAGATATCAATTACAATGTATGAAGTCGCGTAGTTCAACTGGTGTAGGGCACAAAGTAGATTTAACTTATAATATTGAAACTATGCGTATCACAGACGAGGGCGAAGAAGCCGCAGGTGATGGCAATGGTGCTAGTCGCAATATTAATAATGTCTTAAACAATATTAAATCTAGTAGTACAGTCAATAAAGACACTGGTGAAATTACAAACATGCCAAAGATTAATGCCACAGTTGACAGTAGCAAACTTAAAAGTATGCTGGCTGGCCTGAAGAATAGTGGCGAATGAATCTAGTTTGTTTTTCAAATAACACTGGCGGCGGCGTCCTGTGTGATTTATTAAATAATAAAACTCCCAGTATGGATGGTTATAAATGTACTGGTGCAGAACATTCTTTATTAAAGATAACTGATAGCCCGACAATTTCACGTACTGTAGATGAACCTTCATGGAATCGTAGACTGACTCAGCTATTATCTCGCACTAATCAGAATCGATGGATAGGAACTCATTATCATCCTAGTGCAATTTCCTTAGCGCCATTTGAAACTGTTATTGCCATTACCACTGAATCTCGTGAAAGTAAACTATATAGATGGTTGCGATATTATAACGGATGGTTTAAGATAGCCGAATCTGGTTGGCAAGAAACATCTAACCTAGACCAAATTGACAAAGTTCGTTGCCTAGCAAAAAATGTATTTGAAACATTTGAATCACATCCACAATGCACTAATGTTGAATTTGCTGACATAGTGTCAGGCGAATTTATTTCCAAACATAACCTAAATAAAGAACATTTTGCTATCTGGCAACAAAACAATCCGTGGCTGTATAGTGATAGTAATACTTGGGCTGTTGATAGATTTAATGAAGCTGAATACGAAATAATCAACCAAACTCCTTTCAAATATCTTTAATAAATACATAACAACGATACATTAAGGATCGATTTTGCAGAAGAATACAAAAAATATACTTTTTGAACTTGATCAACTGCTTAGGCACAAGGATAAAGCAAATCTGATTGAAAGCAGAGCTAATAACATCATTAATGGTGCTATTAACCTGATTAATCACATCCGTGAAAACTATGATGCCGAACAGGCCGGCGAACTAGAGCGTCGTCTACTTAATGCAATCAAAGGTCAAGACCCAGCAAAATTTAGCCGCGGTATCAGGAAATTAAAAGATGAAGATTAATGAAATATTGGCCGAAGCGGAAATTGACGATTTAATAGCACAATCTACTGCTCCGGGAGTTAAAAAACCTGGAATAGTTGATAGATTTAATGCATCAGCACAACGCGGCGCGAATAGTGCTGCTACTCGTAAAGCAAATCCGGGAATAATCGGTGGAGCACTTAATGGTGTTGCAAAGGGCATTGATAGTGTATCAAATACTATAGCAAATACTACTAAGGGTATTCCAACTAGTTATGCCACAGCATTACCAAATACAACGCAAGGTACTGCACCAACTGCGTCCTTCTCTGGCACAAGCGGAGAACCAGTAGTTGCTCCTCAGAATGCAGAATATTTAAGAAAACTTGCTAATAATAAAGTAGCAACAACGGGAACAGATTCGCCGGAAGTTAATGCTGTAATTAAATCGGCTGGTTTATTAAAATAATAATAGAGAACATATATGAAGATTAATGAAATATTAACAGAAAATACTGTAGATGAGAGCGTAGTTGATTCAGTTAAAAATTTAGGACAAAATTTTGCCAGCGGACTTAAAGGTGGTGCTAAAACAGGCGTACGAAATGCACAGGGAAAATTTACTAAAGCTGGCTTAATTGCAACTGCGGTTAACAAACTAGGTAAAGGAGTAGCCGCAATACCTAAACTTCCACAAGCGGTTGCCGCAGCTAAAACAGGATATCAAGCATCACAAACATCAAAACAACAGGCAGAGCAAACTAAAAAAGTTGCAACCGGAGCATTGCAAAAATGGGTTGCAATTGATAAAAATATTAAATTATCAGGCCAACAAGCTCAGCCTGCGCAAGCAGTACAGTGGTTTACTACATTTACCGGATCAGCACCAACTACTACCCCAGCTAATACATCTCTTAACACAATGTCTCAATGGGTGAATACAGAGGTTTCTAATTTTATGGCAAAACGAGCATTGGGTCCAGCTGCAACACCGGCACCAACACCAACAGTTGCTAAATCACAAACAACAAAATCAACAAAAACAACAGCACCATTGCCAACAATAGGCGGCATAGGACCCAATGATCCGAGATACGCAGCACTAGCCGCAAAAACTAAAAATGCGCCAGCAACTCCTGTTCGATAAATGGAAATTTAATGAAGTTATTTGAAATAAAAAAACAAACACCGCAATGGTTACTTGCTGAAGCCGCAGGAGCAAAAGCAGTAAACCCGCACTTAGAACACTTGGAAGATTTAATCTTTAACAGTGGCTATGTAGGTGCGCTAGCGGCATTAGATTACGTAGAAAGTTTACGTGCTATGTTAGCAGAAGGTACAGGCACAACAACACAACTTACGGTTAAATGGGATGGTGCACCAGCAATTATCTGCGGTATTGACCCAAGTGATAGTAAGTTTTTCATTGGTACTAAATCAGTATTTGCTAAAGGTGAACCTAAACGTTGCAAAACACCAAAAGACATTGATAAATGGTACAGCGCACAACCAGAGCTTGCGGCAAAACTAACAGCATCATTAAAATATCTGTCAAAACTTGGCATTGGTGGTGTAGTGCAAGGCGACCTAATGTTTACAGAAGGTGATATAACCACAGTGTCTATTAACAACGAAGATTGTTATGTGTTTACACCCAACACAATTACCTATGCTGTGCCAGTTAACAGCAACTTAGGACAACGTATTGCTCGAGCTAAACTTGGTATTATATTCCACACCAGCTACGAAGGTGATTCATTAGATGCAATGACAGCAAACTACGGTGTAAACGTAAGTGGATTAACACCAACAGCAGACGTATGGTTTGATGACGCAACATATAAAGATTATACCGGCATTGCAAGTTTAACACCTAGTGAAAATGTCAAAATACAAAAACAAATTGCTGCCACACAAGCAACAATAGAAAAGATTGGGCAAGCTCGTTTTGATATTATACTAAACAACAAAGACTTTGCACGTAGCATCAAGCCATTCATTAATCAGATGGTAAGACAAGGTGAGCAAGTGGGCGAACCTATGCAGTTCTTACAAAGATTTGTTGATTACTATAACAGCGAGCTAATGAAAGACATTGAGAACTTATCGGGTGGCATTGCCGGACGTGCGGCACAGGCTCGATTAGTTAAGATTAAAGAAAAAGAACAATGGGTAGCAGACAATGCCAACAACCTATTGATCATACTTGCTACATACAAAAGAGTTATCGAACTTAAACATGCACTAATGCGCAAACTAGCGCAGGTAGACGGGATTGGTACATTCCAAAAGACCAACGATGGTTATAAAGTAACTGCTCCGGAAGGCTTTGTTGCTATAGGGCACGATGGCGGGGCAATTAAGTTAGTTGATAGGCTTGAATTCACACGTACAAACGCATTAAGACGTGCCTAAAAATACAAGCATTACTATACAGAATTTTGCATAGATGATAAATAAAAGTATGCGCGAAAGCGTAAACTTAAAATTAGGAGAAATATTATGGCTACACCAGCAAGAGTAAATGGCGGTGCTTTACCAGTAGTAACAACAGGTCGTGCATTAGACATGTTTACAGTATCATTAACTAACGTTCACGTTAGTTATTCAGCAGTTGATAGTTTGTTTGAACAATTAGTTCGTCAACTAGAAATAGTAGGAACAGTTGAACTTTTAGGTACACCAGCAAGCGGCGCTTTCCGTGTTGCAATTTCAGGTTCAGCTGCAACAGCAGGTGACTTGCAAACACTATTAGACGCAGCAGTTGCAGGTACTGTTACAGTTGCAGACTATACATTCTAATATAAACTATTAAAATGTAAACTAAAAAGGCCACAATAATTTGTGGCTTTTTTTACGACTATAAATATTGCTATGGAAACATTGTATCGATATTACGCATATACCCTAATAGATATAACCGAAACGAAAGTACTAACACAGTCAGCAGAACAACAGAAGCAACGCAATCAACAACGTAATTGGGAAACAATAAATCAGTTATTAAGTTTGCGAGCACAGTTAATGGAATTTAATTATCTGCCTGCGGTCACTGATGATGTGGCAGAGTATTCATTTGGTATTAACTATACAGGTCTACATAAAATTTGGTCTTTTGACTTTGCAGTTGAGCGAGAAGATGTCTATGCAGTTAACCATGATAGGTACGGTATACTCAAGGATGATTTTAAACTTGCACCTATTATACTTGGTCTAGACGAAACAGCCAAACCCCCACTACCCTTATTCTACGCCAGCGGTGTAGATAAAAATATATATTTTAAAACACGCATATAACCTACTACATTAAAATTACTAAATATTAGTTGATGCAACAACATTAATCATGGCACATATTACGGCATAAACTAGGCTCAAAGAATACGCATCGCTACTAATAAAAGAGAGCGATAATGGCAAAACCTACAGATATTGAGAAAGAAAATTTAGAAGCACATGTCGAACTATGCGCCGTAAGGTACGGTAGCTTGGAAACTAAATTAAACAACTTAGAACAGCGCATGGATAAACTTGAGCTGCATCTGATTGACATTAAAAACAGCCTAACCGACAAAATATCGGGTAATGACAAACAAACCATCAGCATCTTCACAACTATGATGGGCGTTGTATTAGCTGGACTTATTGGTTTTATTGCTCGCTCAATCTTTAAATAAAACTCTGCAATGCCATCCTGTAATAAATACTTTATAGGATAACATCATGAAAATTGTTGAACTCACAAACAAACTACTACTAACAATCACAAACGAAGAACACGAACTCTTAGAACAGTTCACTGGCGATAATACTATTGCTAAAAGTCAATTAGACGAACGCGAACAACTGATTGCAAATCAACTCACAGTCAAAGATGTACTGTTAAGAACAAATGAAGCCGGCAAAATCTACTACAAAAAACGCATTGACTGAGATCGACGTTGAAAAGATACGTAGGTTTACAGAAGCAGAGTTGGCCAAACATAGTCGAGGTCCTCTGCCATTCTGCTATCAATTAGGCGCAGATACACTAATTGTAGGCAAGTACAAAATAACAAAAATAACAGACAAAAACTGGCGAATAACTAAAGATAATGAACAGATATTTGACTTTTTTAATAGAAAAGACGCCATATTTTATTGCATTGCCTTACACAAGCACAAATATGAATTAGCACAAGAAGTACGAGTTAATGATAATTTAATTGGTGTACTTGAATTTGACGCCATACTATATAGATATCGCTATAAACAAGCACAAGAGAAGAACGATGATTGGAATATCACACTATATTCTAATAAATACACTGAAACTATGCTTAGAATTGAAGAATCAAAGAAACAATTGAAGAAGTCTATTGTTTTGATAAATAATATTAAATAATTGCATTAGGAAGAATTAACCATGAAACTATCAGAAATGTCACAGACATCTGCAAAAAGAATTAATAAAGTATTAGAAAGCCGTTTTGGCTTTGCTATTAACTATGACAATTTGTCTATTGCTAAAGCACAACGCCTGGGTGAAACAATTTCATTAAACCTAAACAAAATCCGTCATAGTGCGGATTTTCATCGTGCGGAAACAAATCCACGTTACATGGAATTGTTAACTGTACAAGAAGGCCTAAATACTTGGCTTACTGAACAACATCAACAACTAAATGAAGGCGAAGTTGGCAATGCAGAAGTATTGTTAGCTGCCAAAGATATGGTTGATAGTGTTCAGGACACCATTGAGAAAGTTGGTAAAATGCAAAATGAACAACTTCCACAATTACTTGACAGCATCCGTGACCAAATTGGTAGTGAACAAGCTGATGCATTTAAAAATGCAGTTGGTGCTACATTAGATCAACTAATGCAAAACTTACAATCTGCACGTGAAGGTGTTGACACTGGTGTACGTGTATTAAGCGGTGAAGCAGTTGATCAACCAATGGCTTTGCCAGGTGATGAACTAGGTGCTGAATTACCTCCACCACCAGAAAGCGATTTTGATGCTGAAGAACCAGCTGATGGTTTTGCAGCTACTGATGCCGCTGTTGGTGGAACTGAAACATTAGGTAGAGAATTGCGCTAATGCGTTTACGTGAATTTGCTCACGGCCCAACAAACACTCCAGAGTCTAACCTAGTTACTGCTCTGGAGTTATTACGTCACCGTTCGCAAGACAAATCGGCATCGGCAACAATCAGCACACAAAGTCTTATTAATCTAGTGTTGAACACAGATCGTACATTCAGCTACGATGCACTAGTTGATGCAAATGAAAACAATCCAGCAGTAAAAAATCTAATCAAAAGTTTCAATCAAGATCAAGTTGTTCTTGCTCCGCTACAAGGTAGTGAAGAAGAACCTACAACAACTAACACTAATAGTGCAGAACAAAATACATTCCAAGCACCAGTAGATGATGTTACTAGCATGGCTAAACGTGCCGCTAAAACACGTGGTGCACCTGTAGCACAATAACTAAAACACATTGACCTACCACTATAAATAGTATAGTATATTAGTATACTATTATAGGAGAGTATTATGGCATATTCAACTGCTGTGTTAGATCACTACGAAAATCCTAGAAATGTGGGATCTTTAGACAAGGAGAATGCGCAAGTTGGGACCGGAATCGTCGGTGCCCCAGCTTGCGGATGACAGGCGACGTCATGAAGTTACAAATTCAAGTCGAAGACGGTATTATAATTGATGCAAAGTTCAAAACATACGGATGTGGTTCAGCAATTGCTAGTTCTAGTCTAGTAACAGAACTGCTTAAAGGTATGACCTTAGATGAAGCATCAACAATTAAAAATTCAGCAATAGCAGAAGAACTTGCATTACCGCCAGTTAAAATACATTGCAGTGTATTGGCAGAAGATGCTATTAAAGCTGCAATAAACGATTACAGGAATAAACAATAATGGAAGAAGTTGAAAGCCCATGTGTCGGCGTTTGCCAATTAATCAATGATGTATGTCGAGGTTGTAACAGAACAACCGATGAAGTAGTTGAGTGGTACAATTATACCAACGAACAAAAACAAGCAGTATTAGATAGAATATTTACTATATAGTCTGATATTTATGTACTAAATATTACTATGAAATTTCCAGTGATTGAAATAGTGGATAGATACACTATTGCTGTAGTTAAATATGAAAAAACTCAAGGTGCCAACCAAGAAGAACTTGATTTTTATATAGAACAAATGCAAGAAGTTAATTTAGATCTACAACATCAACTAATAGTTGAATTAATCGATCATCATAGATATGTGTGGTCGTTAGAAGATGACTTTAAAAAGAATCGTATAGACGGATTGCCACTAGACGAAATTGGCCAACGTGCATTACATATTAGAGACATTGGCCACAAGAGAGTTACTATTAAAAATACACTAGCTGAATTACTTGATGATCCAGTTAGAGAAATTAAACGTGATCATATTACCAAATGATTTATCGATTAAACGCCAACCATACACTTACTGAATTCAGTGATCGTTATGTAGAATACATTACAACACGCTATGTACCTGATGGCAGTTTAATAGTATCAATAGATGTCTTTGATTTTACTGCCGGCGGGGTTGACCTTAGTCCGGCTGCTAGATCAATAATTGAAAATCATCTCGGTCATATAATCTTTGATTCATCCGGACATATTGTAGATTCTAATCAATTATATCAAAATATTTTACAATTAAATTTAACTGTACCATTTTATCTATTAACGGGAGAATTTACCTATTGTAATCATCCGCCTGCCAATACACATATAAAATTTTTTCCGTTTTGGACAGTATGGGCAAGTGCGCCGCATGCTATAGATGGTAATTTTAAAAATTATAATTTTTCTCAACAGCCTAAAAAATATAAACTTAGTTGCTTAAACGGCATGCCTTGGCAGCATAGAAAATGGGTGTATTTACAACTTGCACATAAACCGTATTTTAATGATATGGTGTTTAGTTATGGCAATCGAGATGATAATATTTCGTGTAATAATTTCGATGAATTCCGATTAACCGACGAAGAAAATAATAAATTTGCACAATTACCAGCTAAATTTAAATTTACAGACAGGGATCAACATACTAAGATTGATATAACTATCGATCATCCAGCATATTTAGAAACATATATTAATCTAGTCACTGAAACTACTATAAATGGAAAATTCTCTATGCTCAGTGAAAAAACATTTAAACCAATTGTTGCTGGGCAATTATTCATATTAGTTGCTGCCGCCGGCGCAGTACAATTTTTACGAGATATCGGCATTGATACATTTGATGATATTATTGATCATAGTTATGATACTCTAGTAGATAATAGATTGCGATTACTAGCAGTTATAGCACAAGTTGATCGTTTAATGACATTGGATATTGAGAGTATATACAATCAACTTAAACCTAGATTACAGCGTAATTCGGAATATATTCGATCTGAAGAATTTAGGCAACAATTTTCTTTGACCTTTGACAATTAACCTTATATACTAATAGTATGCTTATACAAAAATATGATTACACACCCATTAATCGCCAGAGCGAGAATGGAAAAAGACTTTACAGTTTACCAGATGGTAGTAAGGTTCCTTCAGTAACAACAATCTTAGACAAGACAAAACCACCTGAAGCTAAGTTAGCCTTAGAAAACTGGCGGAAGTCAGTTGGCGAAAAGAAAGCACAGGAAATCACTACAGAAGCCGCTAATCGTGGAACACGTATGCACAAGTGGTTAGAAGACTATGTGCAGAACAATCGTCAAATGGGCGAACCCGGTACTAATCCCTACAGTATACAAAGCCACAAGATGGCACAAAAGATTGTAGAGGAAGGATTGGTGCATGTAGATGAAGTATGGGGTATTGAAGTGCCTTTATACGTTAGTGGACTGTATGCTGGTACAACTGACGCTTGTGGTGTACACAAAGGTAAACCGGCTATTTTAGACTACAAACAGACTAATAAACCTAAGAAAACAGAGTGGGTTCAGGACTATTTCCTTCAATTATGTGCCTATGGACTAGCACATAACGAAACTCACGGAACAGACATTCGACAGGGTGTTATTCTAATGTGCAGTCAAGACTTCCAATACCAAACTTGGACAGTTGAAGGCGCTGAATGGGATATGTGGACTGAACGTTGGTTGAAAAGAGTGGAGCAGTATTATAATCTCAGCTAAATATAAAATATAGATAGGATATTAATATGGCTGTAACCCAAATCTCCAAAATACAAATCCGCAGAGGACTGCAAGAAAATTTACCACAACTTAGCTCGGCTGAACTAGGTTGGTCGATTGATGAACAACGATTGTTTATTGGGAATGGCACATTGGCTGAGGGCGCACCTGTAGTCGGTATGACCGAAATCCTTACTACTCAAACTATATATAGTGAGTTAGCCCTTATTGAAGCATTACAAGGTAATGTTGCTAACATGACAGCAAACATTACTTCTATTCAGTCTGAACTTAATAGTTTAGAAGCAAATGTTGCATTGCATACATTTACATTTCCAGGCAATACACTAGTTGCTGCTAATACTACTATAACATTCGAATCACTTTCTTCTCGCACAATTGATTATACTATTATTCGTGGCTCAACTTCACGAGTTGGTACACTTAAAGTCACTGAGCTGTTAGGCACATCATTGTACGAAGATGATTATGTTGAAACAGCTGACACCGGAGTTGTATTAGGATTTCAAAGCGATGTTAATGCAGCGATATTAACCTATACTACAACTAGTGGTGTCGATGCTACATTTAACTATTATATAAAGACATTTATCTAATATAAAACTTGCAAAAAGTTGAAATATTATGTACACTGTATAGTATAAGTAAATACAACACAACAATCAACAATACAAATTTAGAGCAGTACTAAATTACGAGGTTATCAAATTGAGTATCATTCAAGTAATAAAACGTAGCGGTAGCCGCGCCCCGTTAGCAGTAGATAAATGGCAAGCCCAGATTACAAAAGTATGTGCTGGAATCGCAGACGTAAGTCAATCAATGATTGAAATCAAAGCACAGCCACACTTTTATGATGGCATTAGCACACGTGAAATTGACGAAATTACACTTCGTGCTATTGTTGATCTTATTGACATCGAACACAATCCAGATATAGGGCACACAAACTATCAATACGTAGCAGGTAAGCAACGTCTAAGTATGTTGCGCAAAGACGTCTACGGTGATTATGAAGTTCCTCGTCTATACGAAATTGTTAAAAAGAATGTAGCAACGGGCTTATACACTAATGAACTACTTGAGTGGTATAGTGAAGAAGAATGGGACAAAATGGATTCGTTTGTTGATCATACCAAAGACGAAACATATTCATATGCGGCCATTGAACAGCTAATTGAAAAATATCTAGTACGCAATCGTGCTACTAAACAGATTTACGAAACTCCGCAGATACGTTATATAGTCGCGGCAGCAACAGTATTCCATAAAGAAGAACCTGGTAGCGCACGTATGCGTTTTATCAAAGAATACTATAATTGCGCCAGTGACAGTTTGTTTACACTAGCAACGCCTGTTCTCGCCGGCTTAGGCACACCAACTAAACAATTTAGTTCATGTGTATTGATCAAAGCGGACGACGACCTAGACAGTATATTTGCATCAGGTGAAATGATGGCCAAGTATGCTAGTAAACGTGCTGGCATTGGTTTAGAAATCGGTCGCTTACGTAGTTTAGGATCACCTATACGTGGCGGCGAAATACAACATACGGGTATGATTCCGTTCTTGAAAAAATGGTTTGGTGATTTACGTAGTTGTAGCCAAGGCGGCATACGTAATGCTAGTGCAACTGTATTCTACCCAATTTGGCATCATCAGTTTGATGATTTAATTGTACTTAAAAACAATCAAGGTACAGAAGAAACCCGTGTACGTCATATGGACTACGGTGTTGTACTAAGTGCTTTCTTTTGGCGTCGTTTTAAAAATAAAGAAAATATTACATTCTTTGATCCTAACGAAGTACCTGACTTATACGAAGCATTTTACACTAATACTGAATTGTTTGAAGAATTGTATGTTAAGTACGAGAAACAAAAAAACCTACGTAAGAAAACAATGTCAGCCGAAGAAGTATTTAAAGGCGGCATTTTAAAAGAACGTACAGATACAGGTCGTATCTATCTAGTGTTTATTGATAACGTTATGAAGCAAGGACCATTTGATCCAGAATATCATACCATCTATCAAAGTAATCTGTGTTGCGAGATTTTACTACCCACTAAGCCATTCAAACGCTTAGATGATCCAACTGGTCGCATTGCCCTGTGTACACTTGGTAGTATAAATTGGGGTGCTTTCCGCAATCCAGA